CTTTATAAGGATTTGGCCGACAATAAGAAAGTCGGTAAATTCCTGAAGGCTACTAAGAATGTGGATCCTGCTGAGATTGAAAGTACCCTGAAAGGTATTGGTGCATCCCCGGATGACATCGAGAAGTTCAGATACTACAAGGCCTTGAGTTCCCAACTCTATGGTATGCACAAAGAAAAGTTCGTGCGCTTCCAGCAAGACCTGCGCAGCCTTCAAGGTGACATGCTAGCTACTGCAAAAGAACTTGCCCTAGAGGAAGCTAAGAAGGGTGGTATCCAATCTAGCAAAAGCTACATGCCTATTGTCTGGGACTACCGACGTATTCGGGACTTCATGCACCGGACTGGTACTAGTATTGATGATGTAGCTACTGCCTTTGGCCAACAGATTACCAAGACACTAGGACACTTCGCGCATAGTGATGCTAAAAACATTGGTATGCAATTCTTGAAAACTATCCAAGGCGAGAAGACTGGTGACTTGCATCTGAAATACCACGATTGGGAAGCATTTGGTTTATCTAAGGAAGAACTGGTTGCTACACTCCGTATGACGGGCCAGCCCGAAGCTGATGTAATCCGTGCTGTAGATCAACTGTTTGGTAGCCCGAACTTGAACTCCGTAGGGGATGTTACAAAGTCTTTGCGGCATCGTCTTGAGTGGGACTTGACTAAGGATTTCCAAGGTGAAGGCTTCGTACCCTTTCGACTGAGTGACTTCATAGAGTCTGACATCCATAAGCTCATGGAGCGTAATACTTTGGAAATGACCTCCCGTATTGGTCTAGCGAAAGCTGGTTATCGTTCAGGTGGCGCATTCCAGAAAGCACTAGATGAAGCTGCTGACGAAGCATTTGCTGCGGGTAAATCTGAGTCTGAAGTACGTAAGACTCTTGACCACCTACGTGAAATGGCGCTGGGTCGTCCGACTGGTGAGCAGGTAGATGAATGGGTTCGCAGTATGTCCAGTATGGGTAGTGCTGTTGTACTAGCAAACTCAGGTATTTATAACTTGGGTGAGTACATGACTATGGCGTACCGCATGGGACTTAAAGATACTGTGGCATCCTTTCTACCGGCACTCCGGAAGTCCAGCATTGCTACTATGACACGTAAAGAGGGTGAACTGCTCAGTGATGTTATTAGTGGGCGCTTGATTGCCGATGGTCGATTCCGTCCAGTTGTGTCCTACCTTGAAGATAACTTCGAGAACAGTCTAGATGGTATTCACGAGAGTATCTCCTACAGTACACAGAGCGTGCGCTTCCTGAACTTCTCCGAACAGATTCGTAGACATCAAGTCAAGATGTTTGCCAGCATCTATGAGGATAGATTAGCGAGCATGCTGAAAGGTGATGCAACTGCTAGGAAGTACTTTACGGAATCGGGTGTAAACCCTAGCACTATCGCCAAGATGGCAGAGCAATACAGTAAACATGGTATGGACATTGAGAAATGGCCACCTAATATTGTAGATGAAATTAGTACACATGCCTTAACTGAAGCAGAGAGTACTGTTCTTGCTATTCGTAAGGGTGAGAAACCACGTCTGATGGATAGCCAACTCGGTAAAGCAATTCTCCCGTTCATGTCCTTTGTCTTTGCAGCCCATAACAAAATCCTTCGTCGGAACTTCCACAAGGATGGTGTTGCTGGAGTAGCAATGATGCTAGCTTATCAGGCACCTATGGCTGTACTCGCTGCGGCTGCTGCTAACGTAGCAAAGGGGAAACCTTGGGACGAGAAGATCGAGCAGAACATTCCTAAAGCAATGTCTGGTATTGGTCTTATGAGTATGCCTTGGGATTTGATTACTCGTGGTCGTATGGGTGGTGCATTCCCCGGTTTTGCTCCAGTGAACTCTGCTGCACATCTGTTATCTGGGCCTAGCTCATTAAAGGATGCGCAACAGAATATCCCATTTGTCGGTGTTGCTCTCCCCGTGAACCTATGGTTGGGTGCAATCTCAGACATGAACAAAGACTCGAAAGGTAAATAATGGCATATAGCATTCAACGTGCTGTATCAGACGGCACCTTGAAACGTGTCGTTATTAACATCAAGTACTTTGACAAAACAGATTTGTCCGTCTATGTGGCGGACATTCTGAACCCTGTCGGCACTACTTGGAATTGGGATGGTAATGACATCCTGTTCACTACTGCTGTAACCAATGGTCTAGAAGTTAAGGTAGCCCGTAAAACGAAGTTCAATGAGCCTTACCATATCTTTGATAAAGGTGCTATGTTCAAGGATAGTACGATTGACGATAACTTCAATCAAATGCTGTTCTTAGCTCAGGAGACTGCTGAGGGTGCAACCCAAACGGACTTCTATCAGGACTTGAATTTCCACGGTTACCGTCTGACTAAGGTTGGACAGGCTATTGATGACTACGATGCAGTACCACTACTTCAGTATAAAGCTGATGCTTCCGGTGCGTACCAAGCGCGTGTAGCTGCGGAAGCTTCGCGGGTAGCTGCCCTAGCTTCACAGAATGCTGCGGCTACTTCTGAAGCTAATGCGTTGTCCTCAAAGAATTCAGCGACTGCATCACAAACAGCAGCAGCAACCTCGGCTGCAAATGCGTCTACCTCTGAAGCTAACGCAGCTTCTTCGGCTAGTGCTGCTTTGACTTCTAAAAACTCTGCTGCCGCATCCGCTAGCGCTGCTGCCACTTCGGCGGCTAATGCACAGGCTGCGGAAGCTGTTGCTATTGCTGGCCAGATGGCTATTGTAATGGCTATTGCTCTAGGATAAACATGGCAACAAATACTTTCAAAAATGTAAAGTCTCGCTTGGTTGGGGCTACTGCTGTAACCCTATTGAGCTACGGTTCTGGTGCTACCCAACAGGGTACACTAATTGGCTGCACACTCTGTAACCGAACAGCAAATATTGTAAAAGGCAGTGCATACATTACGGATACTGGCGGTGACACTTATCTAGTAGATAGTATCGAGATTGCACCGGGTCAAACTGAGTGCGTAGTTGGTGGTGATCAAAAGATCGTACTACTGGCAAATGATGCTTTCAAAGTTAAGTGCGATACTGCATCTGGTCTGGATGTAATCCTGTCCTATCTGGAAATGACTCCATGAGTAAGTTCGGTGCGACAACTGTAGGTATTGCTGGGTTCATTAAGTGGGCCACTGATCAGATCAATAGCATTATTGCCAAGCTGGTAGTGACCAAACGTGCACAGCTAACTTCTACTAGTCTACCAGCAGCAGGTACTACGGTAACACTTGCGCATGGGTTGAGTGCCGTACCTACTTTAATATCCATTCGCTTGACCTGCAAGACGGCTGAGTTAGGATATTCTGTTGGGGATACAGTCTATGTATCCCCGATAAGTGGTGATACTCCCGGTACAGCTACCGGGTATGGTCTTGGGGCGCGAGTGGATAGTACCAACGTATATATCCTCAATGGCTCTGGTGGTCTACCTATCCTGCAAAAGAGCACTGGCACACTGGCAGCAGCAGCTACACCAGCTAACTGGCAACTCGATGTATTCGCGTTCGTCTAAAGGATAAAGCATGAGTAAACTCGGTAAATCAGCGGACGCCGTAGGTGGCGTTCCCATCATGTCTGTGATGTGGTTCACATCACGGGCTTTCCTACCTGCTGGCTTCATCCCTTTGGATGGTCAGCTCCTCACCCGCACTGTGTACCCCTCTGCATGGGATGAAATTAACAACGGGCGCGTACCTGTCGTAACTGAAGCAGCTTGGGCAACCAATACTAACCGTGGCTCGTTCACGGTGGGTGATGGCTCAACCACGTTCAGACTGCCTGACTTCAACGGTAAGTCTAGTGGTTCTGCAGGTGCAGTGTTCCTGCGTGGGGATGGTACTAGCTCTGCGGGTACAGACGGCCTGTTGCAGCTTGATGCAATGCAAGGCCACGCCCATAGCCTCAGCTCTAGCGTGGCAATGAAGTCCGGCTCGGGTTCCGCCACAACTGGTGCTTCGACTACTGTAGGGTCAGGTGCAGTGACACCGGACACTACAGGGATAACCTCTGACGGCTTCAATGGTACTCCCCGTGTAAGCGCAGAGACCCGCCCCCTAAACGTCACCGGTTGCTTTGCAATCAAGCTGTTCGGGGTGATTACCACTGCTGATATGCAGAGCACTTCCGCTGTGTCAGCTCAGGTTGCTGAAATGTACGCCCGTGGTGGTCGGAAGGTGGTAGGGCCTCTTATCAGCCTATCTGGTCTACAAGGCGTTACCCTCACTGGTGCTAATGGTATCCCGTCATGGTGTACTAAAGTTACCATGCGCTTTATGCAGATGCAGTTAAGTGCTGCTGATAGTATCCTGCTGCAATTACTAGACGCTGGAGGTAATCCAATTACTTCAGGTTACTCTGGGTTCGCATCTTCCCTAGGGACAGGTAACTCAACAGCAGGTGGTACAATTGCGAGTGGTTTCACTATCTGGGCCGGGTCATCAAGCAATATTGCTAACGGGCATGCAGAGCTAACCTTTGATGCATCAGGTGCAGTGTTCTCTGCACTAGTCGGTGGTGGCGCATCCACGAACTTTGGTACGGGTGTACATACAGGTGTTAACTCTACACCTCCGGGTATCAAGTTGTTTAACACTAATGTTGCCACGTATACCGCCGCAAGCAAGTTCCAAATGATCTTTGAATAAGGAGATTTCATGGCCGCTAAGATATCAAGACTTGCGGAACTCCATGAAGCCCTTGCAGAAATGTTCCTTGAAGATATTCGTATCTGCCGGGAAGAGGGCATCCCTATGGCTGCTGCCGATAAGGGTGTAATGGTTACGTTCCTGAAGAACAACAACATCACTGCTGATGCAGATGATGAAACAATGAGTTCGTTGAAAGATGAATTCAAGAATGAACTGGCTGAACGTCGCCAAGCTCGTGCTGCTGCTATTACAGAAGCTGCGGGGGAAGACGATAAGTTCGCGGGTATCATGTAAACACAGAAAGGAAATTATGGGCGCTATCCTCGGTGTAGCTCTGAAGCTGCTGGCTTCGGATGCTGTCAAGACCCTGATTGTTGATGCCGCAAAGCTACTGGCCAAGCGGACAGACAACAAGGTAGATGATGATGTTGTTGCTGTAATTGAAGATGTACTCAGTAAAGTCTGAGACTCTTTATCTAGTGGCTTTCTATGGAGAGCTACTTAGTAAGGAGGTAGTATGGAAACTGGAATATCTGAACGAGTATTAGAGCGAGTCCGCATGATCGCTGAACGCACGAAAGTGCTAGAACCAACTGCTGCGAATATCCACAAGGAAACTCGACTTGAGTTGGCTATGATGGTGGCTGCTACCTTCCGGGAGTTCACTGACTTTGCCGAGCTGGGTATGCGCTACCTAGGTTTCACCCTATCACCCATGCAACGCGACATCGCATGGTACATGCAGCATGGCCCACGGAAACGAATGGTACAGGCTCAACGCGGTGAGGCCAAGAGTACCCTTGCAGCTTTGTATGCTGTGTGGTGTTTGATTCAAGATCAGAGCTACCGTGTTCTTATTGTATCTGGTGGTGAAGATCAGGCATCCGATGTTGCACGTCTTGTGATTCTATTGATCGAGCAATGGCATCTGCTTTGCTGGTTGCGTCCTGACAAAGCCCGTGGTGACCGTACCTCGTATGAGGCTTACGATGTTCACTGCGACCTGAAGCCTATTGATAAGTCTGCCTCTGTATCCTGTGTTGGCGTTACTGCTAACCTTCAGGGTAAACGGGCTGACCTGTTGATTCCTGATGATGTTGAGACTACTAAGAACTCGCTCACTCAAACCATGCGTGATCAACTGCTGGCCTTGACAAAGGACTTCAGCTCTATCAATACGCACGGTGAGACTCTGTATCTTGGTACACCGCAGACTAAGGATAGTATCTATAAGACGCTACCTTCTCGTGGCTTCGATGTTCGCATCTGGCCAGGTCGTTATCCGACTAACGAAGAGTTGCAGAAGTATCTGCCGGATACCCTAGCACCAATGATTCTGGAGGCTATCAAGCAGAATCCGTTGTTGCAGATTGGTGGTGGTATTGATGGCTCTCGTGGACAGCCTGCTGACCCTGTGCGCTATGATGAAGATGCGCTACAAGAGAAAGAGCTTGACTGGGGTCCAGAAGGTTTCGCCTTGCAGTACATGCTGGATACCTCTCTGGCTGACGCTGCGCGTACCAAGATTAAACTCAGTGATCTGATCATTGGGTCATGGTCGTCTGCTTCTGCGCCTGAAATCATTCAGTACAGTGCAGAGCCTCGATTGCTCTATAAGTCACCTTACGTTCAGCACCTTACCGGTGAACGTATGTACTGGTGTGCCAGCTCCTCCGCTGAGTACATTCCGTATATGCACAAGATCATGGTGATTGACCCTGCTGGTGATGGTGGTGACGAAGTGGCCTTTGCTGCTGGTGGCGCTGCTAATGGTTACGTACATGTGTTCACTATGGGTGGACTACGTGGCGGTGTAACTGAAGCGAACATGGATACCATTCTTGACCTCATGATCGAAATGGAAGTGCTGGATTTGAAGGTCGAGAAGAACATGGGCCATGGTACTGTGGAATCCCTGTTCATCCAGCAGATCATTAAGCGTAAGGCTAAAGACCCTATGCACCCTGACATCGGCGTAGAAGGTTACTACAACGCTGGTCAGAAAGAACGTCGTATCATTGATACAGTATCACCTCTGACACGGCGTCATCGTCTTGTAGTTCATGAACGTGCTATTGAAGATGATGCAAGATTCGCGGCTATGCACCCTGTAGATAAGCGCACAGTATTCTCTGGTTTGTATCAACTGGCTAACATCACGTATGACCGTGGCTCGTTGGCTAAGGATGACCGGGCTGATTGTGTGCAAGGTCTAGTTTCTCACTTATCCGGTTTGATCATGCTTGATGATGAGGCTGAGAAAGAGAAACGAGAGGAAGCAAGGTCGCGGGAATTTATGGATAACCCTATGGGCTACGAAGGTGGCGCTCGTCGTCCCGTTCGTGGTTCACGAGGGTTGGTTGACAAATGGAGAAAGAATGGGCGACCTAATTATTAACCCACCAATTTCATTACTGAATAGTTCGATGGATAAAGGGCCGCGTTACACGGAGTTCAGTTGGGCTGCACGCCTGGACCCAGTGGTGTATCCGGGTTACAACGCTCTAGTAACATTCAGTAATGGCTATAAGCGTATGATGTTCAGTAATGGTGTAAAATGGAAGCTTGAGGAACCTTGGTACTCTGGCGCACCGGGGGTAAGCATTACAGGGACTACCGCGGATACACCATACCTTAGCACGATTATCCCCGGCGGACTTATGGGTGCGGACGGTTCCATTGTGCTCCGTATCCACTACGATAAGAGTGGTACAAATGGTGCGCTTACTATGAACGGTAAGCTAGGCAGTACTTGGGTTATGCAGTACCCTAGTTCGAGTGCTGCGCAGCATGGTATTACATACCGTACTGTTACAAACACAAGTGAAACCGCCCAGCGTATGGTTAGTACCAGTACACTCGATCAATCTATTAACAGTACAAACCGCTGGGTAGCGTCTGAGAACACTAAGAACGATCTACCATTTGTACTAAGTGCTACGTTGGCTTCTGGTAGTGATATCTTTGTCGCAGATAAAGTCATTTTGGAGATTATCTAATGCAAATCCTAGACGCACTTGATGTTGATAAGGGGCAAGCTATCTGGCCACAGATTGCGCGCTGGGTTGTAGGCGACAAGCAGTATGTCATTGAAAGTGAAGCAGATTGGGATGACCCGCGCTTGCCTGAAATCGTAAAGCCGATTCAAAAGGTATTAGCCGAGGAGATTCCAGATGTCGAGATTCACTGAGTTCCGAGACAACGTAACAATTGAAATCGGGAATAAACTAATTGGCCTCTTGGTCGATAAAGTAATTGGAGGTCTTAGTGGCGGAAGAAGCCCCGAAATACCCGCCCCGCCAGAGCTGGGAAACGAGGATTGCTCTACTGGAGCAAGTACAGGGCCAGCACGAGAAGCGGATGGACGGTCAGGATGTGAAACTTGAAACCCTAGCAAAGCAGTTCGATGATCGGTTTGATTCTCTGGAAGCGCACGTCGTTGACCTGAAGAATAAGAATCCGATCATGGACTTTGTGAAGGAGAATTGGAAGGCTGTCTCCTTTATCCTAATCCTTGTGATTGGTCAGCCTTCGCTGGATGTAGTAAAGCTGCTGGTTAAAGTACTGTTCCCGCAGTTGGGATTGCAGTGAGTTTGCAGTGACTGGTTTAGAAATCTTGGCAACAGTAGCGGGTGTCGTGTTGTTCTTAGCGGCGTTCACTACGCCAAAGGATTAAGTTAATAGAAAGGAATAGTATGGCTTGGACCTCTCAGTATTTCAAGCGCAGTGAGTTCGCATGTAAGTGCGGATGCGGTGACGCTAATGTAGATGAACGATTGTTACCTGTACTGGATGACGTTCGCGAGCACTTTGGAAAGCCTACTGTAATCACTAGCGGTAAGCGTTGTGCGAAGCATAACAAAGCTGTTGGTGGTGCACAGTTCAGTCAACACCTGATGGGTAAGGCTGCTGACATTAAAGTGCAAGGCGTAGCTCCTGATGCTGTAGCGGATTACCTTGAACAGAAGTATCCTGATGCCTTTGGTATTGGTCGATACAATTCTTGGACTCATATTGATGTACGTCCGAAGAAAGCTCGTTGGGATAACCGTAAAGGTAGCGAGTGAGCGTTACAACCAGTAGCTATTGGTGGAGAGCTGACAATGCAGAGCTTCAGAAGGTTGTTGACTCTGCGAATCCTGTTGCTCAGGATATGGTTACCCTGAACTCAGTAGCTTCAGCTATTGGTAGAACTAGTGCTGAATGTAAGACTGCTCTGTTGAACCTCTATAGTACAGATAGTGTAGAGAAGGTTAATAACAATGTTCTGAACTATGGTGGCTTTGATTGTGTAGCATTACCTCTAGCGTTTGCCTTAGCTGATTACAACTTCGGTATCCCTACGAATACGTAGGGATACTATTTTTGTTTAATGGTACTGAGATAGTTACTATAGTTACTGAGATAGTAAGCTGTGTTTATCTGTGGTGATCTGTTGTACTAGTGTGTCAGAGTTCGAGTGTATTGTTGCTACCAATTTTATTATATTTATGCGAGGGTGTCTCTCCCTCCTCAACCAGAGTTTTCCCCCATGGCACCCTCGTTACTCTGGTTACTGACGGTCACCCTGTGTTCATCTGTGTTCATCTGTGTTTACCTCTGTGGTTACTCCTGTGTTCACCTGTTGTGCTGTGGCTATCGGTCTATCCGTGTGCTCGTGGGTGCATACTTCTTTTGCTCTCTAGCCCCACCACACCTCACCCTGTGATTACTATCCTGTGATTATGTAGTTACTATTAGTCACCCTGTTGTTATCCTGTGTCATTCACTGTTGTACTCTGTGTTTACTATCTGTGTTCTCTCTGTTGTATTCTCTGTTGTACACTATTGTTATCACTCTTTTGTACACTAGATTACATACTATTGTTCTCTCTGTGATACATACTGATTATCACTGTTATCAATCATGGATAGCACTGTGTAACTATGGCGCTCTCTGCGGAGCCTTCGGCTGTCCTCGTTCGCTTGGTTTCCATTCTACTATTCTACTGATACGTGTGACTTCTGATTTCGACCCCTCAATTTCTATCAAGATCATCGCTATTTCATAGCGATAATTAACAACAGTTTATCCTTGTATTTCATCTATTATGCTAGGTAGGATAGAGCTAAAAGCTCTGCGAGCTTTCAGCATTATTGCTATAGATGTTCCTCTGTTAAAAGCATAGATGAACTACGCTGCGCTTCGTGTGTAATGCTGCGCATTACCTAAAAGCTTCATTGCGTTCTAAGTTGTATTCCTTCTGCTTAATCTTCGGACTGAGCTATCTGGTCGCTATTGGTACAAATCCTATAGCCATGCGGCAACGACTGCAACACTTAGAATTCTTTTGCATAACCCGCGCAAAACAATTCTAACCCTAAAGGGCTGTGGTGTTGCACTCGCAGCCTAATGCATGTCTATCACGGATTGTACCGCGACCGATACCTCGTCCGAAGTGATGATTAACCAGAAAGAAGGATACACAAATGAACTCCATGAATTCTAGCTCCCGCTCCCAACGTGACCTGAACCAAAATGATAATGGCCTGCCTGTTGATGCCATTTACGATGGTATGGCTCTGTCGCGTATCGTGGAAACCGTGCGCCTCACAGGCTCTGTCGCCGCTTATTTCAATGGCGCTGATTTCCAAATGCTGGACAAAGAACAATTACACGTATTTATGTCAGTATTTGCAGATACTTTGTCCGCCGGATTGTACACTGAGAAGTCAGCTCAATTTGTAATTAAAGAGACTGCAACGGTTATCATGCTGGATGATGGCGCTTCCCTGTGTGACGACGCAGAGGATTGGAGAGCATACCGCAACATTGCAAAGCGATTTATCCAAGCTTGGGTCGCTGATGGCTGGATGCTGTATCAACCAGAAGAACAACTGGGTGAGAACACTTTGCCCGCTCGTTATGTACTTAATAGCGGTATGCTCAAGCAGACTATTATGCATATGCTGCATGACGAGCCGTGCATCCTCCCGCGTTTCATCAAGGCTGGCACTGTGCATCACGATGGTGCAATGGCAATGTCTGCTCACCGTTTCACTGTGAACATCCGCCGCGCTAAAGAATGTAGTGAATGGCTGGCAAAGGGTTATTTCCTGAACCGTAAAAACTGCTGGACTATGGCCGTGTCTGATGCAGACATTGCAAAGCTAGAAGCACAACGTCAGGCACTTGCAAGCGCCCGCATTGCCTACAGCCAGAAGCCTAACGGCTGGCACTATCAGGTGAAAGCAGACTTTCGTGGCCGTCTTTATTACGTGTCCGGTATGCTGAATCCACAGGCCGGTGGCGTAGCCGGTTATATTCTCGGTCATGACGATCAAGTCACTTATGATTCTACTGCATCCTTTGCACAATTCATTAGCGTAGTAACTGGCGACCGTGCATTGGCTGATGCCTGCAACCTCTTGAACTTCACTGATAACGTGAAAGACTTCTACGGTAATGTTTATGCACTCGCAAGCGGTAATGCCTGCCCTGCAAAAGATTCATTTGAACGTGCTGTAGCTAAGTCGTACTTGATGCCTAAAGCCTACGGCAGCGGCGATGAAACCAGCCGCGACCGTGCTTTGCAGATGGCACAAGAAGAAGGCCAAGACGTTGACGCAGCCGCCGCTATCGTGGACGTTCTGACCACGTATGACGGATTGAATGTAGTCAAGAAACATGCCAGTAATGCAGCCGGAAATCTGGCAGAAGAAGGTAAACAGCTTGAATGGGTAACACCGTCTGGTTTCACCGTGAAACAGAACTACTGGGTAACAGCATCTGAGCAATGGAAAACTGGCGAGAGTTCTAACGAGTACATTCCCACTGCTGTCACGTTCAAAGAGCGTACAGGTATTGTGAAGGTTGACCGCGATGCAGAGGACAACCGCTCTGCAATCGTAGCCGCCGCTGCTAACTTCATCCAGTCCCTTGATGCTGCCTTCATGGCGATGGTGCAAGCCGAATATCACAAGCGCACTGGTAAAACGATTGTAGGGGTGCATGATTCTTTCACTCTAGACAGTGCAGCGGATGTCCCGGAATTTCTCAGCATTGCATGGTCGGTATTTTGCGGCATCGTGGCATCAGAAGAGCTGGACGGAATGCGCGAGGTAATCGGCCTACCGCACAAAGATATTTTGTGGATTAACCCGCGCCGTATGCCGCATTTCCTTGATCAAGAATAATTCACAACGGGTCTGCACTTGCAGGCCCTTTTTAACGTCTGGTATATCAGTGATTCATTGTATTAGCATATCCTAAAATTTTCGCTTCGCGCCTTCGGCGCTCAGACAATGTGTACCTAGCGGTACACCTAAAAACATTTTGACCAAAGGGCTGCGCCCTCTGGACTCCCCGAAAACCGTCGCTACACAACGTGTCCTCTACTTGTAACCTCAACGAAACTCTCTTCGAGAGTTCCGCGTTATTGAAGAAAGAAGCATAAACCGTAAATCCGGGTATGCACCTGTCTAGGTGTCAAAGCTGCTTATCTTCGTTGAGGCAGACAGGACTTCATTCGGCCCAAGCAGGGCGTCTGTTCTCTTTAACAAAATCCTAGGCTAGACTTCATTGCTAGTAAGGTGACTCTTAGGTCGAGAGTTGGCGAACCTACGTTCGCGTCAACCACAGCCTTTAAGACATGCGGGTGCAAGGCCCGCCTTCTTTTCTGGTTATCTCCTATCTTAGCCAGCTAGTCCTCTACCGTATCGAACGCGTCGGCTAGCTGGCACTCTTTTCATTCAACCAAAGGATATTTTACCTATGGCAAAAGCTACCTGCATCATCTACAACGATTCCGTTGACCCGAAAACCAACAAGGTAAAGCGCAATACGCTTTGCGTTGTGAAATTCCGTGGTCGCAACATCAATGAAGTGCGTGGTAAGGTCACTGCACTGAAAGGCCAACTCGAAGGTGCATGGAGCGTAAAAACCCATGAGTACTTCTGACCTCATAACATTCAACTGCACAGCTAATCGTCAAGATTGCTTGCAGGTAGAGCGTGAGGTTCAACCGGGCACACCACTGTACATCACCATCAGTGAACCTGAAGATGATAAAGTGGCTGCTGTTTGCCTCTCTGAGTTCAACGCTCGCCGTCTGGCGAAGCACATCCTTACTTTGTATCCTGACGAGTAAGCTCGCTGCTGCACTCACAACCGAGTGCAGCCACAAGTTTATTCCTAACGCCAACAATGGAGAATCCCATGGCACGTTTGTCCCAATCTGAAGTACACGCAGAAGTAACTGGCATCAACAACAGCCGCGCAGCTCTGCCCGAAGGTTATGAGTTGCGTGCAAAGAAGGTTCCCGCTCGCGCTCCTCGTGAAGAAGCCGAGGGCTTCGCAATCAGCAGCCAGCAACGTAAAGCTCTGGCCCAGATGAAGCGTAATGGCTTCCTCGACCGTAACCGCAACAGCCTCGTGGTGTAACGTCCAAACCCAAACCGCCCTCAACTGATCAAGCAGAATGAGGGCAACGGAGAATTGAAATGTCCTTTCAGAATCTGCGTTCCTTCATTCAGGATTCTATCCTTGCTTTCCGTGCTTGCCAGACTGAGCACAGTCGTTCTCAAATGCGCTGGGGCTTCGAGCCTACACCAGAGAACATGCGTACTCTGGATACGGAATCTACCCTGTGGTATGCAAAGCCGAATAAGCTGCGTGTTAAACCGCTGGGTGCTGGTTACTTCTCGTTCGTTGTTCCGCACCCTTTTGATGTCACGAAGGTTATCAAAATCTTCCCGAAGGGTGCTGATGGTAGCACTAAGTATCTGGAGAAGTGCATTGAGCGTAACTTCCGCTGCGACTGGATGCCCATCGTTTACGAAATGGGAACCTGCCTTGGTATACCGTATGCCATCATGGAACGGTTGGAGAAACACACCCTAGCATACTCCGAAGCAGAACACATCAAGGACAAACTTCATGCTAACTTCCATACTGAGTTTGGCTTTGAGGCAAATGATATACATTCTGGCAACTTCATGCTGCGCCATCGTCTATCTGCGGATGGTTGTCCAGTTCGTGAAATTGTCCTTACTGACCCTGTAACCTACTGGTGCTAATCATGCCCTACACTTTCGACATCCTGATCATCATCTGCATGATCATTGCTTGTGCTGTTGCGTATCACGCGGGTACGCGTGTTGCACCTTCACAAACTCAAACCATCCGTGACCTGAACCGCCGCCTTGATTGGCACCGTCAACAGTTCGATGCACTGCATCGTGACATCAACCATCTGCGGCAGCGTCATCCAATGCACAAGATTCGTACTGTGTACGAAGAAATCATGAACACGGATGTTCCCATTACACCTGAGCAAGCGAAGATCATTCGCAGCTACGCTTCACGTCTGATGCAGGTACAAGAAAATGCACCTCCTGATTTCTGCTAGTTCCGAAGGGATGGACGAGCTTGCGCTTGTCCGCCGACACTGTGAACTCGGTAAGCTCTTGCAACACTATGGTAAGAACCTGCAAACAGTTGTGGGTTCTTATAATGGTGTACGTGAGTTGACATGGCATCTGGAAGAGGTATCAACGAGCAACGCAGCACTGCGTACACTCGCAAAGCATTTCAACCAGAAATCCTTCATGCTGTACTGGCCAAAAGCTATGATTGCAGAGATTTACCACCTTGGTGAATCACCTCTGTATGATAGCCAAGAAACCATCCAAATTGTTGAAGTCACACGTATCAGTGGGCGTCAACTTCCCGAAAACTACACGATGTTCAAAGATCATCGTTACTTAATGCGATTGGAAGACTATGTTCCGAGTACGTAGTAATCAATATGTTATGCCGGGTGATACGTTGCCTAGCAAGTACCACTTTCTGAAGATTGGTTCACTTGCCATTGCACCGTACCCCAATATTAAAAATCTGATGCGTGGTGCGCATGAAATGGATTGCCACACGGAGCAGTACACCAGACCGGGCAACATGGTACGTGTCCCGCACAACAAAGCGAACCTCAGAGCGTTCGCAAAGCAGCAGCGTAAATTGAAACGTTGATAAATCCAGTGGCCTTTGCACTTGCAAGGGTCACTCAGTTTATCCACCAACTATGGAGTCAATAATGACCCAAGCTAAAAAGCAAGCTCGTTCCCAAGGTTTCAAACAGAAGCCGAAGTCCTCGCACAAATACTTCGGCAACAGCCTGAAGAAGCATGATCAACTGTTCACTGTGAACCCTACAGTGGAACGTCTGGTTCGTGCATTCCTGCTGGGTAGTGCTGCAAAGCCTACTGTTGACACCCCGATGGAACTGCTGGTTCCGTTGCTTGCCAATCAGAAGTTCGGGCCACACGCTGTTTGCGTAGTGGGCCAATTCCACCGTGGTCTTATTGAAGACTACCTCGAAGCAGAAGTAGTGAGCCAGTGTGCTCTTGAAGGCTACTCTGCCCGTCGTATCCTGAACGTTCTCAAGAACATGGTTCTGGAGACTGAACTCGGTAAGGCTAATGTTGCCTTCATCGACGAAGATCACGACGAAATCGTTGTCCCGATTTACAGCACTATCGAAGCAGTTTATGTAGCTGCCCGTGAAGTTGTATTCGGTTACGATATCCAAGCGGGTATCTTCAGCATCCCGCAAACCAATGAACAGTAACGCGCGTTACTACTGAAAGGAAACAAATGTCCGTAGCAAAAATTACTTCCAAGATCGCCCGACTGACCGACCGTCAAGCTGAGTTCGCCGCTGCTCTGCAAGCTGCCCAAGCCTCGGAGGTTCTGGAAGTAGGCCAAGTCTACGCCGTCACCGTTGGCCGTGGCGAAAACAAAACCGAAGTCCAAGCGACTCTGGTTGCCCAGCGTACCAACGAGAAGGGCGTGCAAGAGTATCGCCTGACCTATGGCAAAGGCTTTGAACAGAAATTCGTTGACGGTACTTCCCGTCTGTTCGGTGCCAAGGAAGGTAAATCTTCCGCTGAACTGGCCAGCATTGTCGAGAAGATCGGCTCTGATCTGGAATCGCTGGAAGCTGATCTGCAAGCCGCGCTGGCTCGTGAAGCTCTGGTTGTCAATGGCACTTACAACATCAAGATTGGCCGTGGCGCCAACGCTCTGATCGTTCCAGCTGTACTGCTGGGCGAAGGAGTTGAAGTCAAGACCAAGAAGAAGATCGTTGACGGTGTTGAAACCCAAGACGATCGTGAAGTGAAGGTACTGAACTTCTTCTACGGCGCTGGCTTTGATGCCCGTACCGTTCTGGTATCCCCGTCTGCTGTAGTGTTCGAGCAATCGGCTGAAGACGAAGCCGCCGCAACTGCTGAAGCTGATGCTTCTGTAGCTGGCGCTGAAGGCGAAGCTGCTGCTGCTGAACAAGCAGAATAAGTGCTGAGTGCGGCCAGTGTAGTGCTGGCCCTCTCCATTGCCATCTTTCACGAGTCCCGGTCTGAATCAGAACTAGGGCAACGTGCTGTCGCTGAGGTTGTTATAAACCGCATGACTTCACGTTGCTTCCCTAGTAATGCAAAAGATGTCATCTTTCAGCGAGGACAATTTAGCTGGGCTAGTGACAAGAGGAACAGGTCTGCTGCACTTGCAATGAAAACAGATCAAGCTGCATGGATTTCCGCACAGAGAATAGCAACCGCAACATACGTTCGGTCGATTCTTTCCGAACCTAAATCCATTGGTAGCATGACTCACTTTTATTCAGGTGCAGAGCCTTACTGGGCAAAGGGATATCGCAAGCGCCGCATTGGCCAGCACACTTTCGTAGATGTACCTTGCAGAAAGGAAAATTATGTACGGTAGTACTGGAGCATCAACCACGGGTAACCTGATCGTTATTCGTAAGGGCAATCTGTGGCACTGGATGAATCAGGCCACTGGCCATGTTTCCAATGTAGGTTACAACACCTACGATGAAGCAGAAGCCGCTGCGGCAGCACTGAGGGCAAATCCTTCAGAGTAAAGCAGACGTATTAGCCTTCCGGTTAATACGGAAGAACTGTAGTTGTCTTGGGTTACGTCCCGGACTTCTTCCTGACCAGACAGAGTTAGTAATGCGTCATGGATACTATAGCTGGGCCTTGCTAGTAAAGGGCCCCTTGGCGTGGGTCAATGAAACCTCTGACAGTTCTTCCGTCTTAACCTGAAATGAAAGGAAGTTTATGCAGAGACTGGTGCAGAAAGAGCACTGGTTGAAGGCTGCTAAACGGCTACCTGTTGGTGCAACTGATCGCATCTATCATGGTGCCGAGAAGCGCCCCAACCTAGTCATCCGAAACATGCAGGACAAGTACACAGCTTATTGCCATCATTGTCATCAAGGCGATGTACAGATGAAAGAGGCTGTGCGCTTTCAGATCGAACCCGAAGCGGAGAAATCCAAGAAGGGTATTCCGAGTGCACTGATTCAATACCACATGTGGGATGAATCCTTGAAACGCCGTATCATGGAATTCCTTATTTCTAAGGATATGGCACTAGGTTTCTTTAGCACGATCTATCCGAAGTACAACCCGGAAGATCAACGCTTAGTATTTGAAACACCTGACCAGATTGTAGGTCGAGACATGACCGGTAAATCAAAGTCAAAGTGGTTTACTTACATGAGCAACTACAGTTTCAATAGAGCAGCCCGCCGTAGCTTTGACGACAAGGTTATTGTGCTGACTGAAGACTACTTCAGTGCATTGAAGTTGCAATATGTATTCAGTAGCCTACCTCGCTTTCACGACTACTTAGCTGTGTCTGCAATGGGTACGCGACTGAACACAGACCTCACGGTTCAACTGATCAAGGCCAGAAAAACTATCATCCTTTTCGATGGTGATGCTGCTGGCTCTGAAGGCGCGGTTGCATTCAGTAGTGCATTCAAGATTCTGGACATCCCTTATGAGGATTGGACACTCTGTATGCCAACTGGGCTAGACCCAAAGAATTTAGACACTGCTACAATTGCGAGGATGTTCTGTGGACAAGAATCTACTTAAGGCACTGAGCCAACGGGACAGATTCCTGTTCTTGTCCCCGTCGGTTCCGCGTGAAATGTTTGACCCTCTGACAGGCAATCTGTTGGATTGGTACAAGGTTTACTTCAGCCGTTATCCTGATCACTCTCATGTGAACTTCGATGCTCTCGAAACCATGATGAAGTTAAGCACTCAGGAAACACCCGATCAACTAGCACTACTCACCCGTATCACTGAGGCACTGAAAGCCCCGGTTGAAGATTCAGTATTGAATCAGGTTGCGAATCAGCTTGAAGAAGTTCGATTTGCTGGTGAGGCTGGTCGTATCCTCAGTGCTTACAACAATGGAGAAGAAGTAGATGTCACGTTTGAATTACAGAGATTGGCCGCAGATGCACGACATCGGCTCGTTTCAGGTGGTGGGAACGGTTGGGCGAATGCCGACCCGCTTGAATACCTTGAAGGACAGTCGGATGATGCCGGACTCCAGTTCCGAGCAATCGAGCCCCTTGCCAATACTTTACGTGGCTTACTCCCCGGCGATAACATCGCCATTGCTGCACCTACTGATTCGGGTAAGAGTTCTCTGCTCATACGCCTCGCTGTGGACTTTGCACAGCAAGCGAAAGAACGGAACTTGTACCCGGAAAGACCGCTGCTCTATCTGGTCAATGAATCAACAGCAGAAGCTCTGGCGCCCCGTGCTTATGGTACTGCACTCCAGCGACCACGTAGCGAACTGCTAGCACTAGCTCGCGCAGGTGAACTGGTGCCACTTTATTCTGAGATTGTGGGACGTTGGGACGCAATACGCTTCCAGAACATCCACGGGATGAACACAACTCAGGTGGCCCAGATCATCGAAGCCCATAATCCATATGCTGTATTTACAGATATGACAGGACGCATTCAGACAGTACGCCCAACGTCGAACGAGACAACACAGGCAGAAATGGTCTGGAACACAATGCGTGAACTTGCAGCAATGCAGAAGTTCGCCCATGTCGGAACCATCCAAGTATCTGCGGAAGGTATGGACATGCTGCACCCACCAATCACTGCGCTACAAAATAGTAAAGTGGGTGTGCAGACGACTTTAGATTTGCTGTTGATTATGGGTAAGCTACACCGAGAAGACATGGAGGTACTCCGTGGCTTCAATACTCCGAAGAACAAGTTGGTGCGAGAAGGTTGTAACAAGCACAACAAGTTGTCGGGTTTCTTCCACTCTGAACTCAATCAATGGATTGACTTTAAGGAGGTGCCTAAAGGATGATGTCTAATAGTATCCGCCTTGCACTTGCAAGGAAAAATGTTGTCATGAAAGTGCTGGAGTACGACAAGCTCACCAAGAAGGCACATGAAAATGTAACCTTCCCAGCTTTCCTGCAAAAGAAAGAAGATGGTGTGTACTGCCTGTGCATCCGTGAGCAAGATGAACCGATTCAGTTCTACAGCCGCACTGGCAATCCGTTCTACCTCGAAGGTCACGCGTACACTACGCTGGCCAGCATGGTTCCGCTGCATCCCGGTGTGTACATCTGTGAACTCGTGAACCCGGCTATGAGTCTGGAAGTTCTGAGTGGCTTGGTAAATACCAATCGTGTTACTCCGTGGACTGATGCAGAAGCATTCGACATGACCTACGCGAAGTTGATTGCACACGACTACCTGTGGCTCGAAGAATTCGTGCTGGGTATTTCTAAGCGCAACTACCGTGAACGCTGGCATCGCACTGTAGAACTCTATCGGGATGCCCAGCTTGACCATCTGCTGGTACAGAGCTACATCGCTAATACTTATGAAGAATTCATTCGTATTGCAGACACCATGATTCTAAATGGTGGCGAAGGTGCTGTCCTGAAGATGCTACACGGTGGCTGGGAAGCTGGCCACAAAGGCTGGCGTCAAACGAAGCGTGTTCGTGGTATCCATGCTGACCTACATTGCATTGGTGTCGTAATGGGCACTGGTAAAATGGAAGGTCTAATTGCTGGCCTGAAGTTCGAGTGGAAAGGTAAACCATTCACTGCTGGCCTAGGTAAAGGCTGGGATTTAGAAACTCAGGAAGTTCACACTATGGCATACTGCCATGATGAATCGAATGTAGTTGGCCAAATCTGGCATGTCTCTGCATTGCAGGAATCCAGCAAAGGTGTACTGCGTTTGCCTAAGGTAAACGAGTTGCGTATCGACAAGGTACAACAGGACTAACCAAGATGCGGAAGTCTCTATGAGGCTTCCGCGTTATTGAAAGGAACACAATGGAAGTAGCTGATACTCCAGAGGCAATTGAGTACTTCAGTCTCAGCAGCCTAAAAGGCCGTGTAAAGCTGGAAGCTCAAGGTATGAAATGCAATGGCCCTAGTGCCATGAGTATTGCACGTAAACGATTCAACCTCAGTGCACGTGCTGGTAGTAAGAAAATCCTCGCGGCAATCCAAGATCGTATGGATACTTTGGTAGCAGAAAGGCAAGCCAAATGTGGCTGATCTGTGACTTGGAAACTGAGAACAAACCGTACTACGGTCAACTCGCTTCTCCGTTTCACCCAGAGAATTACATTGTAGCTCCCGGTTGGGCACTCAATGACGGTGCAGTCCAAAGCCGCTACTTTAGTTCCAGAGCTGAAGCGGATGCTTCGGACTGGTTCGACATTGCAATTGAACATGCAACCGTATTCGTAGCACACAATGCTACATTTGAGATTCAGTGGATCATGTCCCGTCATCGTGACAAGTTCATGGAGTTCTTGAAACGCGGTGGTCGTATCTTCTGTACACAGTACGCTCAGTACTTGTTGTCACACCAGACAATGCTGTACCCGTCGCTTGACGAGACTGCACCAATCTATGGTGGTACAACAAAGATTGACGAAGTGAAGTTGATGTGGGAACAAGGGTATCTTACCTCGCAGATTGATCAAGCACTGTTGCTTGAATATCTTGCAGGCCCAACAGGTGACATCGTGAATACACGACTAGCTTGCTTTGGCCAATACGCTGAACTACTCAGCAAAGGTATGATTGAAATGTTCTGGCATCGGATGGACTCGCTGCTGTTCAATGCAGTGTGTACCTTCAACGGCCTGTTCGTTGACGGTGAAGCTGCAAAGCGTAACCACGCTGAACAACTTGAGCGTGCTGCTGAATTGCGTACTCAGGTCATGAGCTACCTACCTGAAGATACACCAGCAGAACTGCGTGAACAATTCAACCTTGGTAGTGATTACCACCTCTCAGCATTCCTGTTTGGTGGCCCTATCAAATACGACATCAAGGTTCCATATGACCCACCGAAGTTCGAGAAGGCTGACTTCTACAAATGTGGTAGCCGATACATTACAGTTGCTGAATGGGATGCACTTTCCGGAGACGAAAGGGCAAACTTTGAGGCAACTAATGGATGGCGGGAACTCTATAAGAGCGGCAAGAATAAGGGCCTTCCAAAAGTCTATCGAGAAGACACGGATGTCCCGAAGCTCAAATGGGGCGAGGCAGTATATACATTCGACGGTCTCATTCAACTCAACACTCTCCCCGCTCACGTACAAGAAATGTACCTCGGGAAACGTGCAGAGTTCCGTAGCAAACGATTCCTCTGTGACCGAGAAACACTAGACGATCCACACAGCGGTCGTGAGATTGTATTGCGAGAAGGCACACCCGTGTACAGTACGAGCAAGGATTCACTTGATCTACTGGCGAACTTCACGGACATTGCGAAGCCGCTTAAAGAGTTGAACCAACTCGATAAGGACAACGGCACTTACTACATTTCATATACTTACGACAAGGACGGCAATGTTAAGTCACAGAAAGGAATGCTCCAATACGTTAATCCGGACGGTATCATTCATCACCGACTCAACGGAACCGCTACGGTTACAACTCGACTATCGAGTAGTGACCCGAACCTTCAGAATATACCGCGTGACGGCACTTCAAAGGTTAAGCAGATGTTCGCAAGTCGTTATGGTGCGCAAGGGAAGATCGTGGAGATTGACTACACCGCGCTGGAAGTGGTCGCGTTGGCATCCATTTCCGGGGATCGAAACCTCTTGGATAAACTCCTTAGTGGGACAGATATGCACTGTTATCGACTGGCCGCGAAACTCGGTAGACCTTACGAAGAAATGGTCGACATTGTCGGTGACAAGAATCATCCAGAACACAAGAAGATTAAACAGGCTCGGACGGACATCAAACCACAGTCCTTCGCTGCACAGTACGGAGCTTCTGCTAAGGGGATTTCCTATGCCACTGGTTGTTCCGTTGAAGATGCTCAAGCGTTTATCGACACAGAAGCGAAGCTCTTTCCGGAGTCCATCGCATTCAGACAAGTTGTCCGTGATCGCGTAGAGGAGACTGGTCTACAAGAACCGCTGCAACGTGAGTTCACAGAAGGCGAAGGCTTCAGCATTTACCGTCGTGGTTACTTCGATGCAAAGGGTGGTACTCGTTATAGCTATCGGCAGTTCCAGAAATACATTGATGGTCAAACCATCATGGACTACAAGGATACTCAGATTGCAAACTACTGGTGCCAAGGTGAAGCTTCCTTCATCGTACAAACCGCGTGTGGTTTCGTTATCCGCTGGCTCATTGAGAACGACTTCTTTGGTGGTGCAGTTCTCTGTGTTAATACTGTTCATGATGCTATCTATCTTGATTGTATCAATGAAGAGTGGGCTAGATACGCTGGTAAAATGGTTGCACAGATAATGGCGGATACCCCGCGTCGTATGTGCGAAACCATGCCTGCATATAAAGACTGGAACTACCACACAACTCCGTTCCCTGCCGTACCTGAATTCGGCCCGAACATGATGGAGAAAGAGCATTGCTAAAACAGCATAAGCTACTGGCAGAGGCTACCCAAAAGGTAGCCGAGCTGGTACACGAAGGTAAGATCGTTGTAATGTTCGGTTGTCGTCGTGAAGGTAAATCCTTCTTACAACGACAAATCAGGGAACTCCAGAAAGATCATTGGAATAAAGATCGTGATGGTTGACCCGCGACAATCCCTAGCAATAATTGTTAATGCTGATCAGCTACACGATAGACTGCATCAGCTAGCCCGGTTTCTAGGTTGGCAGGAATACAGCGAATGGGAAGATTTGTGCACACAGACGTTCAATCTTCGATTCACAGCTGTTGTAGACGGAACTCGTTATACTCAGCAGGTAGCAATACCAACACATGTATTCTTAAAGTACCATCCGAGAATGCCATTTGAACATATAATCTGGCTCGAAGTATGTGCCAAACTGAAAGGATATAAAGATGCTGAATAATCTTCTGCAAGAAGCACAAGTAGCGGTAAACGAAGGTGTTGTGAATGACATGACCGAAGTCACCAAAGGTGGTGGCGGTGGTAAGATTTGGCCTGCTGGCCCGGTACTGGCTCGACTGGTTGAAGTCGTAGAACTGGGTAACCGTGCTGTATCTTTCGAGGGTCAAGCTAAAGACCCGGCCCCGCACATCCGTTTGGGCTTTGCATTGTTCAGTGCAAACCATAGCTACGATGATGGCCAACCCGGTCTGATTCGTACCTTCGACATGACCATTAGCAACAACGAGAAGTCCAAGACTCACAAGTTGTTCAAGCGCATGAACTACAGTGGCGACAAGAAGCACTTCGCTGAACTGCTGGGCATGGGTTACCTGCTGACCATTACGCACAAGCCGGGTAAGAAACCGACTGATAAGCCGTATGTGAACATCGACCTCGACACCATCAGTCCGCCGATTGATGTGATGTCCCAGCAGCATTACCAGATCCCGAATGCACCAGACAACTACTACCGTCTGTTCCTGTGGAACAAGCCGACGAAAGCTCAGTGGGATTCCCTGATCATCAAGGACGCTGATGGTAAAGAACTGACCGCTGACAAACAGTGGATTCAGGAAGATTTGGTGAAAGCTCTGGACTTCGCTGGTTCCCCGCTGGAAGGTCTGCTGTTCGGTACTCAAACTGGTATCCCGGCTCCGGGTACTGTACCCGCTGCTGCTCCGACTGCACCCGCTGCACCTGCTATGGCAGCACCGGCCCCGATTCCTGCTGGTACTGTACCTGCTGCTAGTGTTCCTGCTGGCCCTGCCGCTGTACCCACTGCACCTGCTGCACCCGCTGCCCCGGCTGTCCCAGCCCCGGCTGCGCCTGCTCTGGCTACTCCGGTTCCTCCGGCTGTTCCGGCAACTCCGGCACCTGTAGCTGTTCCGCCTGCACCTGCTGTATAAATGAAGCAAGCAAAACGACGCCGCTACCAGTTCCACTGGTGCGGCAGTTGTGATCGGAAGATGCGTCGTGTTTACACGGCGCGTCAACGAACTGCATACCAAGACGATTCTGCAAACTTTTTCCATGGCTGTGAGTTGTGCCATAAAGTAAACGCAGAGTATTGGGATGGTATGTGGGCTGAATATTACGCAGGATGCCTATAGTGCTAGAACGCTTTGGCGTAGATACAAATACCCTCCCCTCTCAATTCCAAGATTCATCTGAGCCGGGGAGGGTTTTAATTCTAGACGGTGACGGGCCGTGTTACGCCGCGACCTTCGATAGCAAAAAGATCGACACCGCTTTCAGAAAATTCAAGAGTAATGTGTACGAGAAAATGTTCCTGTGTAAAGCAGAGTCCGCTCGTGTACACATTACACCTAAAGGTTGCTTGAAGAACAATCGTGGTATGCTCCTTGCAGAGAAGCCTTATCAAGCAAACCGATTCAATAAGCAAAAGCCTCCACTGCTGGAGGTGTTGCGGTCTGCACTTGCAACCCATTTTGATGAACATAGTGACATCCAGATTTTTCCACAGTTCGCTGTAGAAGCTGATGATGCTATGGTTCAGGATATGTACACTGTGTCGAATGCTGTATTGCATTCTGATGATAAGGATTTGCAGATTGCTCCGGGTTTCCATTACAACAAATACAATGGACGAGTAGAGACAATCAATGGTCGATTCGGCCACATCGGTATGTACACCGGTAACAGCAATCCCAAGATCATTGGACGTGGTACTAAATTCTTTTGGGCACAACTGTTAATGGGTGACACTGCGGACAACGTGAAGGGACTCCGACATGATTCATCCGGTAAACTCGTGGGCACTACGGCTGCGTTTAAGTACCTACATCATCTTGCAACTGAGGATGCTGTCGCTAATGCTGTCATTGCTCAGTATCGAAGTATTGGTCAGAACATACTGGCCGAAGCAGAATGCCTATGGCTCACGCGTTGCGCTGGCGACACTGCTGCGTCATACATCTGGTCGCTTGGGCTCACTGAGGACAATCGTGAGTTTCTACTCAGATGTTTCAATTCAAAATATCGTATGTCTGAAGATGAATACGCTGAGTGGCAAAGAATTGAACAGCCTTGCACTTCACTTAAAGAACTCCAATTCCAGTGGGAAAAGTTCAGGAAGGAAATCGGATGCAACATCCAGCACCTCCCGTAGTACCCACTGTAGCTAAGATAGCGCCACCACCTCCGGTGGCTCCCGCTCCACTGATCAAGCAAAAACAACTCCGAAAGATTTCGCGTTCACAATTGCGAGCCTACGCTATCGGTATGATCAAGAGTAAACAAGGCGGTCTGTGTCCACTGTGCAAGCAACCGATTTCCCTGACAACTAAGGGTCACGCTTCTGCTTACGTAGTTGACCATGATCATTACACTGGCGAAATCCGTGGTGTGCTGCATCGCGGTTGCAATGGTGCGGAGGGTAAAGTTGCCAATGCTGTTGGTCGTTGGACTGGTCTTGGTATGGATTACAATAAGATTATTCCTTGGTTACGTAACCTCGCGGATTATCTTGAATCTGATGGCTGCGGTATCATGTACCCCGACCACAAGACAGCCAAAGAAAAAGCTGATGCTGCTCGCGTTAAACGTAATAAAGAAGCAGCCCTTAAACGTGCCAGAGAACGTATGGCCAAAGAACGAAAGGAAGGCAAATGAACGAGTTGCATAATAAGTGGCGTGAGTTCTTCGAGGATGCTAATTGGGAACACATCGACACCGATGATCATGGTGATGAATACGGTAAACTCGTAGTGGACATTCGGAACATGACTGATCTGGCTACCGTGCTGCCTAGCATTGGTTTGACACAGGTTCAGCCGGCAGACGCCACTCATGTGGTACTCGAAATCCACCGAGAGAAAGAGTGGGGTTTGCAGTGGGGTTATGCAAGTCCGCCGTACTTTGCAAAGCAAGTACCAGTAACAACTTATGAGTACAAAAAGGTGACACAATGAAATGGGAAGAATTTGTAGAGAAGGTGAAGGGTTGGGCTAACGCTCGTAACCTGATCAAAGGCTCGACTGCTCAAGCTCAAGCACTAAAAGGTCTGAGTGAAGCTGGTGAACTGGCTGACAATGTGGCCAAGGGTAATCTGGACAAGATCAAGGACGACATTGGTGACAACTGTGTTGTTGCTGTAATCGTCAATAGCATCATCGGTGCAGATTCACCGCAGCCCGACATTACTCACCCTAGTATGCTGGGTGATAAGTACGATATTATGTCGGACATCGCTAGTGATTGGGCTTACTATCTGGATGGTCATGATGACGCAGGGACTGACATTCCGTTCTACTGCCAAGCTCTGGCAATCCATCTACGCATAGACTTCGAGGAATGTCTGGAGCAAGCATGGAACGATATCAAAGACCGAGTTGGTATCATGCACAATGGTGTATTCGTAAAGAGTTCTGACTCTCGTTACGAGGAGATTTGCAAACTCTATGCAACTCAATAAATTTGCACAGGAGACTCTGCGGGACCGCTACATGGCCCCGCAGGATGTCACCCTTACTGATATCTTCACCCGTAGTATCACTGCGTACTGCACGGGTGAACACAAAGAACGGATGCTTCGCTATGTTTACAATCAGTGGTTTGTGGGAAGCACACCTGTTCTGGCAAATGCTGATACTGGTCGCGGTAATCCTATCGCTTGTTTCCTCAGTTCTGTTCATGACTCGCGTCGGGGAATTCTTGGGCACTATACCGAGACTGGCTGGCTTGCTAGTAATGGTGGTGGCGTTGGCTCTTATTGGGGCAAACTGCGGACTGTTGGTAGTGCTACTTCAAAAGGTAGTCGAAGCAACGGGATGCTCCCCTTCCAGTCTGTTATTAATCGTCTCGTAACAGCCTTTGCACAAGGTAGTTCCCGCCGTGCTTCCTATGCTTCCTTCTTGCCTGTATGGCACCCAGAGATTGTAGAGTTCATTGAAATGCGCAAGCCCACTGGTGGTGACCTTGATCGCAAGAACTTGAACCTGCATCATGGTGTAGTCATCAACCAAGAGTTCCGGGATGCTGTATCCACTGATCAAGACTTCCATTTGTATGATCCGCATACTAAGGAAATCAAAGAGACGATCAAAGCTCGACGACTGTGGGAACTAATTCTGGAAACCAGAAGTTTCACTGGTGAGCCGTACATCATTGACGAATCGAACATGATGGCACAACGGCCTCAGATCTTGAAGGATTTGAATGTACCCGTTTACACGTCTAATCTTTGCACTGAAATTACTGTGGCAACGGAACTCCCTAACGGCGAACCTGCTACTGGTGTTTGCTGTCTTGGAAGTCTCAATATCGAAAAGTGGGATGACATCCGTGCCTTCGGTATTCAGCAATTCATTACTGATTGCCTATTGTATCTTTGGCTTGTTCTTGATTCTTTCGTTACCTCTGGTCTGGAGGGAGCTGAAAGTGCGAGAAAGAACGCAGAGTTCTACAGGGACGTCGGACTTGGTGCTCTCGGATTTCATAGCTACCTACAGCAAAAGAACATTCCGTTCGCGTCTGCAATGGCTGTCTCAGCTAACAAGCGAATCTTCAAAGCGATTGCTGAAGCTGCTGCTGTTGCCAATAAAGAGCTTGTGCCTGTGGTTGGGCCTTCTGGTGCTAGCCGTGCGGCTTACCCTGAAAACCCGGAAAAGTGGGTTGCTTTCACGCACATGCTTGCAATTGCTCCGAACGCCAGTACCAGCATCTTTGCTGACGCTTCACCCGGTATCGAGCCGTACACTGCAAACGGATTCATTCGGAAGTCTGCAAGCGGAACTTTCGTTGAGAAGAACAAGTACCTACAGGCCCTGCTTCAAAGTCTGGGGCGTGACACCGAATCTGAGTGGACAAGCATTATCATCAATGCAGGTTCAGTACAGCATTTGGAATATCTTACAGACTATCAGAAAGAAGTCTTTAAGACTGCCTACGAACTTGATCAACGTTGGATTGTCCAGCATGCCGCTGACCGTCAACCGAACATCTGCCAAGCTCAGTCTGTCAATCTGTACTTTCCGCCGGGAACAGCTCGGAGTGTCTACAGCCGCGTTCACCGCGAAGCCTTTGACAAGGGTTTGAAGTCTTTGTATTACAGCAAAGGTCTATCATCCCATAAAGCAACAACAGGAACCAAAGTCCATGCAATCGTACAAGATGTATCAACTGATGAATGTCTTGCCTGTGCAAACTGATCCAGATCAACTGATCGAAGGTGCAGGTTTGGCTGAAGGTATTGGTGGTGCATGAGCATCATTGAAACTAAACATGTGTTCCGTGCGTCCCCGAATGTGTGGGCGCACGAACTCTGGCAAAAGCATGAGCACCTGCATTGGGTGCCTGAAGAGACTCCGATGCTCGATGACATTCGAGACTGGAAGGAAAAGGCAACTCAAGCCCAGCGTGACTTCATCAAAAACATTTCCCTGTTCTTTACTCAAGCTGACATCGAAGTTGAGAACACTTATATTGACGAATACCTCCGGTACTATCGTGATGACTTATACATCCGACAAATGCTCGTTGGCTTTACCAACCGTGAAACTATTCATGTTACTGGTTATGCTTATCTGGCCGATAGTCTGGCTCTAGGCGATGGTATCTTTAGTGCATTTATGCAAGACCCTGTTCTGCTGAAACTGCACGAAGCTATGAATCGCTGGAAGGGTGAGAACGTCAAGGATCGTTTCCGTCGAATGGTAGCAACTTCTCTGCTAGGTGAAGGTACCATGCTGTTCGGTCTGTTTGCAATGCTGCTGAATTTCCAACGGTTCAATCTGTTCAATGGTACTTGTACTATTGTGGCATGGAGTATTCGCGACGAAGATTTGCATGTTCAAGGTATTGCTGAACTGATCAAGCGCGACCAAGCTTTCGCCATGTTATCTGCGAAAGAGAAACTGAAACTCTTCCACGAAGTTGAAGCCCTGATGATGCCATTGGTAGTACAGTTCACCAAGAACTGTTTCAATGGTGAAGCAATCGAAGGTATCGAGCTGCATGATGTTATCGAATTCTTGATGTTCCAAGCCCAGCGCCGTGCGCGTCAAGCTGGTATCACAGAAGATGACATTACTGCTAAGAACCCGTTCCCTTGGTTTGACCAGATTGTGGGTGGTGTTGAAGATGGTAACTTCTTTGAACGTCGTCGCACTGAGTACGCCAAGAACAATCTCACTGGTGAGTGGACTTACTAATGAATATTGCACCAATTGAAATTGAATTGGTAGACAGCATGGGTAGTGACATCAATGTCGTTAACGCTGCCCGTGTTAGCTTTGCTAAACAAGTCTATACATTTGATGTTGAATCTGATCAACGCCTGTTGAACTACTTGGCCAAGCATGGACACTGGAGTCCATTTGCGCATACCTGTGTAACTATTCGTTGCAAGGTTCCGCTGGCACTGGCACGTCAACTGGTCAAGCATCAAGTGGGTGGTAACTGGAATGAAGAGTCCCGTCGTTACATCGACAGCGAACCTGAGTTCTGGATGCCTACGGAGTTGCATAACCGACCACAGAATGCTAAACAAGGTTGTGCAGATACGCATAACTACAGCCGCGGTTATCTGAGTGCTATGGAGGAACATTCTCAAATGAGTCTGGAACTCTATAATGAAATGCTCAAGGTTGGTATTGCACCTGAAGAAGCACGTCTGGTACTCCCACTGAATACCATGACAAACATTGTATGGACAGGTAGTATCCTGTTCTTTCATCGAGTATGGCAACAACGTAGCGACTCGCATGCACAAACCTTTGCCCGTGAGTTCGCTGAGAAACTGAAGCCTATCCTCGAACAGGTTTACCCACATTCTGTGGAGGCATTATGTCAGTAGACAAAGGCACTGCGGAAACTTCCCCGCACTACAATCAGCTTGGTAATGATCAACCTATCCTGAAGATGCTACGTGAGTTCACACCTGATGAATTCAAAGGTTTCCTGAAGGGTAACAGTATCAAGTACCGAGCACGGGCTGGTCTGAAAGAAGGTCAGTCAGTTGAGAAGGACACAGCGAAAGCTGAACAGTACGAAAAGTGGTTGGCAGAATACACTGCATTCCGGCTGATTTATATCGGGGATCAAGTGTACGTGTCGCCGTGGAAAGACGTGGAGTTTATTCCCTTTTAAGGACACAGGATGACATTGCTGAACAGGCAAATAGAAATGGAGCTTGCCGCTACAAATGAAGGTATGCTCCGTGGTATTCAACAAATGCAGGAAGCGTTCCAACAGGGACGAGCCGACGACACAGGAGTCGGTAAACGACTGCTGCTCAGAGCGTTTGAAGATGGTTTGCCATTGGTACAGCAAATGCTCGAAACTAGGACAGCAGGGCCGGGTGGTAAATATCGTGCAATGCTTCGACGGGTACGCCCTGAGATTCTATGTATCCTCGGTATTCGCCATATCATCGCTGCTTGTGCCAGACCGGATGTAATGCTAATGCAGGATGTTCTTCGGGACATCGGACGCGCAATCGAAACTGAGTCTGTGATCGACAAGATCATTGACATCAATCCGTATTACGTCGAGAAGGTTGAAGCACAAGTTAAGAAGGAAGCGTCACGTTCAATTTCGCATATCCAACGAAAGTACCGGACTGGTGCTAAGGATATTGGATTGGATATTGATCCGTGGACTTCTGATGAAAAGATTGGCACAGCGCGTTTACTTCTGATCTGTCTTTTCGAGCTAGGTCTATTCGAGTGGTTTGATCTGCCGTCAGGTCGTGGTGATCCGTACAAAGCAATCAAAGCATCTGAAGCATTAGAGAAACATTTGAGCAAAGCAGTTGAAGCTGCTAATGCTATTATTCGATTCCCTGCAATGCTAGTAGAACCGCGTCCATGGACAAACCATTATCAAGGTGGTTACATCACGGATGAACTAGCTGTGCATTCTCCAATGATGACCATTCGCGGTATGTCTAAGAAGCAACGGAATTGGGTAATTAACAATCTGTCCGAAGGTTGTGCCCGTGCTGCAAAGGATGCAGCTAATAAAGCACAGTCTGTTCCGTACAGAATCAACAAAGAGGTACAACGTGTTGCGGCTCAAGCCTTGGCAAATCCTCGTGGTATTCTTGGTCTACCGCCTCATGGTTCTGCGCCACAACCAGCGTTCCCATTTGACGATGACTGGATCAGGAAGAAAGCGACACCGAAAGAACTAGAAATCTTTCAAGAGTGGAAAGACCAGATGAAAGACTGGTACACCACTGAGAAACATCGCAATGGTAAAAAGATCGGTCTGATTCAGAAACTCAACGAAACTAAAAAGTATCTGAATGAAGAGCGTATTTACTTCCCCTGCTTCTTTGACTGGAGAGGTCGCTTGTATTTCCGCAGTGCTTTGAACCCGCAGTCTCACGACATGGTAAAAGGCATCCTTGAGTTCGCAGAAGGTAAAGCTCTAGGTGCGCGTGGTTTGTTCTGGTTAAAAGTACACGTAGCAAATTGCTGTGGTTATGACAAGAAGGACTTTCACTTACGAGCTAAATGGACAGAAGAGAATTGGGGTTTCATTCGTGACTTCATCAATGACCCGTTGAATGTAGAACCGCCAGAGGAAGATACAGCATTCACGCTGTTGGCTGCTGGTTTAGCTCTACAGGAAGCTCTCGAAATGGAATACCCAGAAGATTACATCTGCCACGTACCTTGTGCCCAAGATGCTACTTGCTCGGGGCTACAGCACTTCAGTGCTATGTTCCGTGACCCCATTGGTGCTAAGTACACGAATCTAATTGATTCGGAAACTGACGAGAAAGCTGATATCTACACTGCAACCAGTGCATTAGCTGCACCATTGATTCAAGACTTCTGTGAAGGCGATACAGTGCTCCAGCAGTTCTGGCAGCTACGTCCGATTCCCCGCAGTATGGCAAAGCGACCTGTCATGACTTATGTCTATGGCAGTACACTTATGAGCACACTGCAATATGTTACTGATGATCTGATGAAGTCTGGTGCTGATAAGATTCCAGATTACACCTATCACAAAATGTCAGTACCCGTTGCAAAAGCTCTACGCCATGCTGTTGAGGATATTGTTCCTGCTGCGGCAGAGGGTATGAAGTATCTGCAAGCTCTGACACGTAGAAATCCTGACCCTATGCGCTGGTTCAGTCCGGTAGGTATTCCGGTATTGAACTGGTCTGAGATTCATGAAGTTAAACAGATGGCCATTCGTAGTATGGGTGTTGTCGCCATTACCATGCGTAAGCGTACTGGTGAATACGACAAGCAAACCGCAGCCAATGGTATCAGTCCGAACTTTGTGCATAGTCTGGATAGCGCGCACCTGTGTATGACTATCAATCATTTTGCTGGTCAGATCGTTCCAATTCATGATTCCTTCGGGACTCATATGTGTGATGTAGATTCATTGCACATTTCATTGCGTAGCACCTTTGCGAACATGTACCAAGAAGACGTTACCCAGCGTTTACTCGAGTTCTTCCCAGAAGGTGTACCCGTTCCAGAGCGTCCACTCGATGGCAATCTGGATGTTACTGTTGTACTAAAATCCCGCTTCATGTTCTGCTGAAATAACAGTAAATGGCACTTGTGACTTTTTGTCACAGGTGCTTTTACTAAAAGTCACAGGTATCAGTGGGAATCAACTTTTGGAGAAATTCATGAGTATCCCGACAGTAGGTTGGACTGAGAAACACCTTGCCGATCTGGAAGCAATGTTCCCTGAACCGTCATATGATGGTGATACGAATAAGCTGCTTGTCCGAACCGGTCAACGGGAAGTTATCCAGTACATCCGAAACATGATTAAGCGTGGTGAGAAACGTGTCCACGATTAGTATCCTTAGTGGTAAGCATGATGTCCTTGCGATACGTGATCTTGCTACTAGGGCAATCCATCAGGCAGCAGTCAATGGTTTACTCCCTGAAATCGAAAGACAAATGGAAGCTAGACAAATTGAATGTTTCTGTCGCTGGGCTGAACATGCTGACGTAGCCTATGTGGAAACTGCTGAGGGTATTGCATTGTCTATCGCACAGATCGACAACTATGACCCACATGTTGATGGCTCCGTGCTCCAAGTTTTCCTGACACTGAGTACAAGTCATGTGGCTCTCAGTCGTCTCCGGCGTGGACTACACAGGCTGGGTAAAAGTAATGGTTGCAAATGGTTTTATACCACGCGACGTGTTGCTCCCCTAAAGTACGAAAGCACCTATCGGCCTATTCATTAGGAGATTATATGGGTGGTGCAGTTACCAAAATTACTGATGGTATTGGTCTGACCAATTCCAATGCTGAATCGAATGCTGAGGCACAAGCTCGTGCCCAACGTGATGTCTACGAAGCTCAAGCAAAGCAACAGGCTGAACAAGCGAAGCTAGATTCCAATAAGAGTCTGGATAATGTCACTAAGGTTAACTCCGGTGACGCGCTGGCCGCTGCTGCTAACATCGACTCGACTCAGAAAAAGAAACAAACTGGAGCTGGTGGTATTTCTAGCGCATTGGGTCTGTAATGTCAGACCTTGCGCCCATCAACTTCGAGGCGCTGTATAACGAATATCGTGACGATGCTATGGTACTGGAACTTGAGAGCTATGCAGTGTGGACTATTCCATCTGTATTCCCAAGACTCCGCCTCGGCAAAACTCGACAGAATCACCGTATCGAACATGACTATCAAAGCATGGGTGCATTGCTGGTTAATAACCTCGCAACGAAACTATGTAGTTCTTTGTTCCCAGCTAATCAATCTTTCTTCCGCATTTCTGTGGATGAAGAGTTTCAGAAGATGCTGCGACAGAACCGAGACTTTGATGAAAAGGCTGCTAAGGCCCGTGTCATTGAAATCGAACGAGAAGCCTGTGGTCAGCTATTCCTGAATGCAGCGTATGCACAAATGATTCAAGCCCTGCGCTTTCTGATTATTACAGGTAACGCTTTGCTGTATCGCAGCGAAGAGAAGTTCACCGTATTCAGTTTGCACAATTACACCATGCACCGTGATCGTTCCGGTAATGTTCTGGACATCATTGTAAAAGAGATTCTTACCTACGGTTCATTGCCGATAGAACTCATGGATGTAATCCCGCGTGGGGAACACAAAGACACTGATGAAGTAGTTGTCTGGACACGCATTAAACGAGAGGTACGCAAGAAAGGTATTGTCTATATTGTTTCCCAACAGGTAAACGGTATCGACGTAGGTAAGCGTAGCATCTACCCTGAGAAACTCTGCCCGTATATTCCGGTTGTCTGGAACCATATTAATGGTGACAGTTATGGCCGTAGTCATGTGGAAGATTATGCAGGTGACTTCGCAAAGCTATCTGACCTTTCCCGTGCTCTGACTCTATATGAGATTGATGCATGTAAAGTAGTGAACCTTGTTAAGCCCGGTAGTACGGTTGACCTTGACAGCATGAATGATGCTGAGATTGGTGAATACGTGTACGGCGACCCTGAAGCAATCAAGAAGCATTCTGGTGGTGAATTCCAATTCATCAAGAGTTTGCTGGATGATATTCAGACAGTGTTCCAACGACTTGGTACTGCCTTTATGTACGCGGGTAATATCCGTGATGCAGAGCGTGTTACTGCCGAAGAAATTCGACAGAATGCTGCTGAGGCTGATAAGACTCTAGGTGGTGTTTACTCCCGGCTTGCTGAGGGTATTCATCTTCCGTTGTCTTATGTTCTTACACATGAGGTTGAGCCGAAGCTTATCGGTTCCCTATTGAATAAGAATATCAAGCTGAAGGTACTCACTGGTCTAGCCGCTTTAGGTCGTGCTGCTGAAGTTAATAACCTGACACAAGCTGTTCAAATCCTTGCTGCCATTGTGCCTGCAATGAAACAGATTAGTGCTCGGTTCGATACTGAGGCGGTAGTTGATCGGGTAATGGAATCCTTTGGTTTGAATACTAAGGATTACTTCCTAACTCCAGAAGCACTTCAGAAACAGACAGATGCAAACCAAGCAGCTATGTCACAACTTGACCCTGCTACCCAAGCTGGTAATCCAATGGATACTAGCCAAGCCCTACAAGGAGCAATACAGTAATGTCCGAAAATACTAATCCTGATCTGCCGCCGGGCGTACCGCCTGCTGGTAATCCTCCAGTTCCGCCGGGTGGTAATCCGGCACCAGTTGTTCCAGTTGTAGACCCGGCTAATATTAAGCCTGCTGTCGCTCCTGTTCCTACCCCAGCCCCTGCCACGGCACCAGCTCCCGTAGAGAATCCTAGTGATCTAGCAACTCTGCAAACTGGTAACGCTGCGCTGGATGCTGCAATTGGTATTGTGGTGGCTGCTACTAAGGCTACCAATGCTGACATTGATCGACTGACCAAGAACGCTATTGCACATGGCGATCTGTCTCTGATTGATGAAGCCTTTGCCCGTGAACGCTTTGGTGATAAAGCCGATCAAGTTCTGGCACTGGCGAAAGCTGCTGTAGAACAGAAGCTCAGTTCTGTAACCTCTGCTATCAATGAAGTTCATCAGATGGCTGGTGGTAAAGATCGTTGGGATTCTGCTGTTGCTGTATTCAATGAGAATGCACCTCAGCATTTGAAAACTGCTGTTACTCTCCTGATGGATAGTGGCCAGCATAAAGAAGGCACACAACTGTTGCTGGATACTGTTGTACAAGCGGGCCTGTTTGTGGATGCAAATCCAACCATTCAAGGTCTTGCAGGGAAATCTAGCGGTGGTGGCGCTCTTGGTGGTAATGAGTTCAAAGCTGAAATGGCAAAGCTCAAACAAGAAGCTGGCAACCGCTCCCTTGAATCTGGCCCGTTCGGTGAACGGTATCAACAACTAATCGAGCGACGTTCTATGGGCCGTCGACTCGGTATGCAATAAGGAATATAAATGGCTAATAGCATTTACAACGGTAACACTACCCGCGTCCATTGGGCTGGTGCGAACTCGGATACTGACCAGCATCTTGAAATCTATCAAGGTGAAGTAGATACCCGATTCCAATATCAGGCTATCTTCCTGTCCCTGAGTACCCAACGCTCTGTAGCTGATCGCTCGAATACTTACCGTATCGACCGTATGAATACCACTTCTGTTAAGTCCCGTAAGTCCGGCCAGTCTCTTGACAGCCAGAAGGTGACTAACGAGAAGCTGGTAATCACTGTTGATACCGTGCTGTATATCCGTAACCCGATCGACTACCAAGATGATTGGACTGCCCCGGATTGGCTGCGTGAAATTGGTGTGAACAACGGCTCTCAGTTCGCTGAAGTGTTCGATGGTGCTCACCTGATTCAACTGATTAAGGCCCGTAGCTGGACTGCTCCTGCTCACCTGAAGCCGGCATTCTCAGATGGTGTGGAAATTGCCACTACCTTCAAGGCTGCTGCTACTGCTCAGGTAGAACTGGAAGCTAACGCTATTTCGCTGAAGAATGCCCATAAGAAGGGTGTTGATCTGCTGATCAAGCGTAAGGTTCCGCTGACCGATATGGTTACTCTGGTTGACGTAGACCTGTTCTCCGCTCTGCTGGAACACCCGAAGCTGCTGAACACTGAGGTTGCCGGTGGTGCTGGTGACGGTGATTACAATGGTCGTCGTTTCGTTCGTATGAACGGTATCCCGATTGTTGAAACTACCGAGTTCCCGAAGGTTGTGAACGTAGCTGGTACTAACGATCATGTTCTGGGCACTGCCTTTAACGTGACCGCGAATGACCTGAAATGCAAGATGGTAATCTTCTCCAAGTCCAAGACTCTGGTGACCATCGAAGCTAAACCGTTCACCTCCCGTATCTGGGATGACCAACGTGAATTCTGCAACGTGCTGGACTGCTATGCTATGTACAACGTAGCTCAACGTCGTCCCGACACCGCTGTAGTTATCAGCGTGGCTGAACCGGTATAATAGTCAATGGCTACTCTGATTGATCTGACGGGTGGTTGGGCGACTGACCAAGCCCGTCAGCTTTCAAAGAAACTCGCCAGTGATGTCCAGCCTGTAGGTAAGAATACCAAGCCGACTGTGACTCCTGCTGGTGATGGTCTGACTACGACTATTGTTGTGCCGACCACTCCTAAAGCCTCGAACCCTAGCTAATCAATGTAGGGCACTAGGTTCTATATCAAGTGCCCTTTTTAATCGAAGGGCATTTCAGTATGGAACTTCTTGAAGCAGTAAATTATGTAATGCCGTATTTGGGTGAAATGACTGTGACTTCCACGGACACTCGACACCCTACGGTGAACCTCATTCTAAAGGCTATCACGCATCATACCCGATTGATTCTCTCTCAGGGTTGGTGGTTCAATGAACGTGAAGTAACCCTGTATCCTTCTTCGGATAATAGGATTGCTGCACCTGATAAAATCCTGACTCTGTACTCCCTTGATAAGGATGCAGACTTTGAGGTTCGTTCTGGTTTAATCTTTGATTTGACCAACGGTACTTTCACTATCACCCGACCGGTTCAATTCCGTTTGATTGAAGACTTGGATTTCTCTGACCTCCCACTATATGCTGCCTTGTATATTCAAGAGCAAGCTGGCCGGGAGGTTTATGTTCAAGACTTTGGTGTAGAAAGTACGATTGGTGAGTTCGACAAGAAAGCTAAGACTTCCCTTGATATGCTGACCCAAGAGAACCTGCGGAAACGCAAGTTCAATACGGTTAAGAATCATCGTGCTTCGCGTATGCTACGAACTCGCCGTGTATAAGGATATCCAATGATTATCACTGGTGCCTTCGCTAGTCTGCTTGCTGGGGTTTCTCAGCAAGTACCCCGCGAACGAATCACAGGTCAACTCACTGACCAACTGAATATGTTGTCTGATCCTGTTACTGGTCTTCGTCGTCGTCCGGGTGCAAAGCGTGAGGTGGTAATTCCTAACTTCACTTCTGATCCGAAGCGCGTATACAGTCAGTACCTTGAAGTGGATAATAAACGGTTTCACATCTTTGTGAATACTGTAAATGGTGAAGTCGTAGTTCTGGATGAAACCTTTGCTATCACTAACCGGCAAACCTTCCCGTACCTTATTGCATCCGATGCCTCCAAAATTCGTAGTACCTCTGTACAGGCGAATGGTTGGCTTTGTAATGTAGAACAAATCCCTGTTAAGGGTGCAATTGATTCAACCAAGCGTAACCCGATTCACGATGGTTTCTTCATGATCCGTACTGGTGCATTCCAGAAGGGTTATACGATCCGTGTGGAGTCTGGTGCATTCGCTGTTGAGTTGACTTACACCACTGACAGTACAGCAGCCAATAGTACCCCTGAAGGTGTAGCAGCACAGCTCTATACTTTGTTCACTGCGAACACTTCGTTCATGGCTAAGTTTGACATCTACCGTAACGGTGCGTATGTCTGCTTTACCAAGAAGAACAAATCCCCATCTGATCTGAATCAAGTTACGGTGACTTCGCCATCTGGTTCAGTATATGTCGGAACTTCACAAGGTATGAAGGTTGCACAGATTTCTGATCTACCTGCGAAGCTTGATGCTGCGCTAACTGGCGCTGTATGTGCTGTGGGTACATCTAAGTTGGCTATGCAGTATTTCTTCTGGAATAACAGCACTGTATCTTGGGATGAAACCGGTGATTACGCCAGTGTTGCTACGGTAACTAATGTCCCGATTCAATTCACTGTTTCTTCGGTTGGTGTACTCACTGCAACACAGAATCCGTTCAAAGGTCGTACTGCTGGGGATGACTACAACAATCCGTATCCTAACTTCTTCACGAAGGGGATCACGGGTATGAGTACTTTCCAAGGTCGACTAGTGCTACTCTCCGGGGCTTACACCTCGTTGTCTGATAGCACGGATAGCTTGCAGTTCATGCGTAGTACAGTGACTTCAACTACTTCCACGAATGCATTGGAAATTGGTACTGGCTCTGCATCATCTGCTGCCTTCGAGCATGCGGTACAGTTCAACAAGAACTTGATGCTTTTTAGTGCTACGCACCAAGCTGTGATTCCAACTCAGAATGCTGCGATCAATGCAAACAATGCACTGGTGCTTCTGACGAGTAAACAGGACTTGAGTATGAAAGCTCCTCCAGTTGTTATCGGACGGACACTTATGTCTTGTGCCCCGACATCCGCCGAGTACTTCGGAGTCTGTGAGTTCCAACCTTCGCAGTTCACAGATGCGCAGTACATGCCACAGAACCTTACTGATCATATCCCTCGGTTTATCAAAGGACGAGCACGCCATATTGTTGGTTCCAATACCAGCAACATTGCAATGTTCTCTAGTGATACTTCCTTGCAGGAGCTATTGGTAATGGAGTTCGTGTGGGATGGTGCAGAACGCAAGCAATTAGCATTCCACAAATGGACAATGCCTCTACCTGTAGCGAGTATGCACTTTGCACGGGATGTCATTATTCTGGCTATGGCTGCTGCTGGTAATAACTTGATGGTTTGTACGATTGACCCACGGGCCAGTACGTACCTTGGAGCATCCGCTCGACCATTCTTGGATTGCTGGGCTTACGGAGTTGTCACGAATAATCAAATCACTGTATCTGGTGCTGTGGATTCTGGTATTGCCAGTTCCTTGAAACTTGCTGTCGCTGATGGCGATATGGCAGGTGAACCAATTGGTGTTGATAGTACAACCGGGAATACACTGACGACTGTTCGCTCGTTCCCATCAGGTAATGTGGCGTATGGTATTCCGTTCATGTCCCGAATGATTCCAACACCACCAATGATGCGTGATAAGAACAACGTGGTTATCAGTACAATGAAAACCACAATCATGCGGTACGATGTGACGATTCAACGTAGTGGAGAATTCACTGTTAGTGTCTCGGATGCTGTGGACTATATGTACTCAGATGCAAGCACTGGTGGATTAACTTGGAGTTCTTCTGAATTGAACCCCGGACTACCTCTGGTATCTGGTGTAGGTTCTGTGAAGATTCCCTGCCGCTCTCGATCACACGACACGACCGTTGTTTTACAAACAGATGGTACGCGTGAACTAAATATTCTTGATGTTGAGTACATCTTGCGTGTTGAGTCTCGCCCAGACCGTCGTCGCCTATAAAGGATAAAGTATGTCAGTGATGGCTACTACCGGCAAACGTGCCATGCAAGGTTATCAAGTAGGTGGCCCATGGGGTGCGGTTGCCGGGGCTGTCATTGGTTTCTTTGAAGGCTCGGATGCCCAGCGAAAGCTGGAGCATCAATTTAACGATGCGCTTAAGGCTAATGCCAAGCGTAATGATGCGTTGCTCATGGAGTCTGCCCGTGCCTACAGCGAGATTTCTCGCCAACGGGCAGCACTCAATATTAAGACCTCCCAAGCTCTGTATTACTATCAGCGACAAGCTGGTGATCAGAAGGGTGAGATTCTTAATAGCTTTGCAGCACAAGACCAGATTGGTACTTCTGCGCTGGCCCTCACAAGTCTAGTAGATACCCAACGGGATTCTGCTGTAGCTCAAACTGTTTGGAACCACCAACAGGAAATTGAGAATACGAATACTCAAGTCCATAACCTAGAGAACGAAACACTGAATCAAATCAGTGACGTTATTGGTATGGCAGCAACACTGCACGAAGATATTGTACAAGACTTGTTTGCTATGGGTGAATCCTATATGTCAATGCAAGGTGGTGGGGCCATGGGTGGTAGTTCTAAATCCAGCGGCTCTGGTACTGAAACCAATAGTAATGATTGGGTCAGCACTAATAACTCTTCGGGTAACAGCTTTGAATTTAAGAGCCAGACCTATGGTGGTAATGATTACTACAACGGTAATTACACCAGTGGTAAGGGTAAGCTCAGTACGCAACTTGGAGTGTACCAATGACAATTGAACAACCGGGTGTAGCGGGTGCCAGTGGGTACTCGTTTAATCCGCAGACTCGTCAGGCTTCACTGCCGACACCAACTGATCCGTGGGCACAAGTAAAAGCTGCTGACTCTTTCTTCGACAAGTTCGTAGAAAAGAAGAAGAAGCCGAATGACATTGCCTTCATGGAAGGTGTAACAGATCAGATTGCTGGCCGAGTTAAAGAGTCATCTTGGCTTACTCCGGACAGCTACAATCAAGGTGTTCAGTTCCAACAATACACAGATAAAGAATCTCAAGCCCAAGCTGGTTTAACTCAAACTGCACGGGAGATTCTGGAGAAGGGCGGTACGCTTGATGATTATCATGAAGCTATCAAACCTATGCTCCAAGAACTACGGGATAATATTGATGTGTTTCCTGAGAATTCTGAAGCTCGTAAGAAAGCCTTGCAGAGCTATGTCACATTGAATGCTAGTGCTTTCAGTTCTTACCAAAAGAGCTGGGAGACAAAGATTCAGCAGGACAACAACACTGCGCAGTATCAAGGTATCAATACGGATATCAATAAGGCTCGCGAACTAGATTATCAACCAGAAGCATTCACTAAGTTAATGGTGGATCGACTAGACACCCTCACGACTCAGAACAAAATGCTGGGTAGTAAAGACCCTCTCGGTGATTCTTCCAAGAAGATGGTGCAGGCTATGCGTGCTCAACTGGCTACTGCAAACCCTGCAACTCCAGAAGGTCAGCGTGTCCTTGCCGCTATTGGTAACTTTGCCCGTAGTGATGAAGCTCAGAAACGTCTAGCAACAGATGATTATCTGAATCTTCAGGAGGCTATGGCTAAGGGTCAAAAGGGTGCAATGGATCATCGTGCTATGGTTCTGAATGCAAACTTCATTGAGTACGAGCGTGGTGTTGAGAGTGGTTCAATTACCCCAGACCCTGCGACTATCACTGGCTTCTATCAACAAGCTATCCTAGATAACCGGAATGGTTTACTCAAGGATGAAGATGTTGTGCCTATGCTGCGTCGTATTCGGGAAATGGAAAGCAAGATCAATTCACAAGGTCTTGATGGTTCCTTTGCTCAGAACAGTACACCTGCTGCCCGTGCGGCTAAGTGGGGTACGGATGGTGATGCAAAGGCTGCGGACTCTCTGGTGAAGGTATACGCGAAGAAGTTTGGTGAGGATTACATTGGACTGGCTAAAGGTTTGGTTGCCACAGGTATTCAAACCATTAACCCAAAGGTAGTCAGTGCTGGATTTAAACAGCTTACTCCGACCATTGAAAACATCATGCAGCGCGATCCTGATAAAATCGATGAACAAGTTGATGGAACATCTAAGGATGCATGGCGCGGCTTTGTAGACATTGTGCAATCCCTGAAGGGTAAGAACCCCGGTATGCTACGTGAAGCTCTAGGTGCCTTTAGCGATAAGGGAACTCAAGATGCTGTTGAAGCGTATCTACAATCTAACCCAGAAGCAGGGAAGAACATTGCATTTGATATGCGAGAGATTCAACGATTCAAAGAACAAGTAACCGGCACAGGTTCTGGTGGTTCCCACGGTGGTAGCTATAGCTCTGCTGTAGGCTCTGGTAAGTTCACTGCCGACGATTTGAAATCTGGTTTCTTTGCTTCTCATGTTTGGCCATTCTTTGGTGATGATCCTCAGAGTCAAGTTAAAGCTGACCGCTGGTGGAAGAACCCACGTAACGATGTGCTGCAACAGAAGGCGTCTATTCTGAACCAGTCTTGGGATTCTGCTCGACCTGAACTAGCTGCTATGGCTGCTGGTGGTGCAATCCTTGAGACACCGGGGCAGAAGATTGCTGCATTGCGTAAGCTCAACCGTGTAACGAGTATCGACACTGGTTTGGTTATAATGACCCCTCAAATTCGGAACGGTGTAACTGTGCCTATGGGTGCTGGTGGTAAAGAGGTTGCTCTTAACGATCAGGATTTCCAAGGTGCTCTTGAGGCTGTCCGTGACCAGTACGTAAAGAAGTACAACGGTTATGGTGGTCGAAAGTTCGATGCTGAGGATGTCCAGTTGACTGCTGTGGGTAATCAACTCATGGTAGTTGCCACGGATAAATCCGGTAAACCTGTTACTGAAATGCAGCGATGGGGTATATCTCATGTGCGTGAGGTTGCTTACAATATGCTGAAAGCTCGGACGCATGATCTAGGGGTTCAACCAATTGGTACTGTTACTCAACAAGACGGTAAGTCTGCTAAGAAATTGACAGTTACCCAAGATTGGGTGGATACCTTTGGTGGTGATCTAGCTACTAAGACTGCTGCATCGTTCTTGCGTTATGAAGGTTCTGTTGACAACAAAGCAACTGACCCATCACGACCGGGTATTGTAACTACTGGTATTGGCATTCGTGTTGATACACCAGATCGTGCAACTTGGAAAAAGAAGCTGGATGATGCGCGTGCTAAAGGGCAAGAAGCATTCGACGGTGTACAAGGCCAGTTCGTGAAGGATTACTTTAAGAACTTTGGCACTGACATTAAGAACGCTGATCTACCGCCTGTGGCATCTGTTAATGCAACTGGACTGGCTAGCTCCTACATTGCACTGGCTCATGCTAAATGGCAGGGTGGTCAAGGTGGTGCTGATCAGTACGCTCGTATCCTGAAGGTTGCACAATCTGATCCAAAGCAAGCTGAGGAACTGTTTAAGCAGTCCAGCATGTACAAAGAAATCACTCAGAAGTTTGGTGGTAAGGACAATCATCCACGCCTCCAGATGTACCGTGACGGTTTCAATAAAGTATCTCAGTTAACCCGTGCTGGTTCCCTCGGTGGACTCCGAGCTATGGGGCCTAAGACTTGGGATGCATTTACGAAACCGACCTACAGTATGAACTAATCGCTGGCCCTTCGGGGCTGGCTCTTTTCTATGGATATTTCCCATGCCTGATAATTATCAAAGCTTTGGTGTTGTAGACCCTATCGAGCCTGTGGATTTCTCGGAGTTGGGTCAGAACCCCAGCCTAGGAAATACACATCGAAAAGGGCTAGAAGCTCCAGTACCTAATACCAGTATTGCACAAGGGACACCGAATCCAACTTGGTTGGAATCCTTCAGTGCATCCTTTCAAGAGAATACTCTGACTGGTAAGATGCTGAACCCATTTGGTTGGGATGATGTACACAACAACCGTGATACATCGTATAAACCGGAAGCAGATATTGCTGCTATTCGGAGTCAGAAAGGTATTACCCTTGATGAAGAACAAGAGAATTTCCTACGTAAGTCTGTCTCTAAAGAGGACTTCATGTCTCGCATCCAAGAGTGGACTAGACACACCGAGAACATGCGTGTTGCTTCAAGCAATACGTCTGCTATGTTACTCGGTGGTATGGTTGATCCTGTTGATGCTGTGGTTGGTGCTGGGCTAGGTAAGGCTGCTGCCTTTGCCAAACTGAGTACTATTGAACGTGCTGCCACTGGCTTTGGTGCTGGCTATGCTTTGAGTACTATACCCGAAAGCACGAATACAACTTCTGACCATCTGTGGAATGCCGTTGGGCCAATGATTGGTACAATGATTCCTATTGGTAAGAACTTTAAGAAAGAGGCTGATGCTGCTGCTACTGAGCGTAAAGCTCTGAATGCGCCTATGGATTTAGCTGTTGATGAAGCTCAAACCCTGAAGAAATCTTCATTACCGGAGGCAACCAATAAAGCTCCTGTGTCTAGCTATGGACAAGCTGTGGCTGGTGGGATTAAGAAATTCCAATCCTTTGTGGATGAAGTGAGCGCAGTTGGCTCTAAGGCTAAGGCTCTAGCTGAGAAAGTCTTAGGTCGTCCTTGGGATGATGCATCTGCTGCGAATGCTGGTATGGCTTGGCAACGAAACTTCATGATGGATGCACAACGTAGCATTACAGCCGTTGAGGATGTAATGAAACAAGAGGGTCTGTTTACCAATAGCTGGATGCCTAGTCAGCGAGCTGCGGCCCGCGAACGTCGTATTCAAGTTGGTCAACAGGTACAAGAGTTTCTGCATATGGATTTCAATGCTACACGTAATGGTGGGCAGGCTATTCCACTAGACATCATCAAAGACCCAACTGTACGCAAAGTCGTAGAGGCTATTCAAGGTTCAGGTTGGGCAGAGAATCTACTGCGTCGAGCTAAAGATGCTGCGGTTGAGGGTTCTATTGGTTCCATTGACGTTAAGCATCTACCCTTTGCAGATACTGATATTGCGCGAGTTGCTAAGAACACTATTGGTGGTACAAGCAATGACCTTACAGAGTATGCACACCTTTATAAGGATTTGGCCGACAATAAGAAAGTCGGTAAATTCCTGAAGGCTACTAAGAATGTGGATCCTGCTGAGATTGAAAGTACCCTGAAAGGTATTGGTGCATCCCCGGATGACATCGAGAAGT